TCGGCAATAGAGCTGTATCGAAGTATGTTAGGAGCAAATAATGCCTTTTAATAAATACAGTCCAAAGCAAAAGAAATTAGCTCGTATCGCGGAACCTCGTGATGCGATTACTGAAGCCGATTTTGCGGCATTGAAAAAGAAGGATGGCGGTATGATTAAATTTGCTGAAGGTGGCGATACCCGCCGCGCACAACTTATGCAACTTCTGGACGATGCCCGTGAAAAAGGCGATGATGATATGATCATCGAAATCGAAGCAGAATTGTTTCAGATGAGCGATGATGATGGTATGATGGGCGGCGGCATGGTTAAGGGTCGCGGCTATCGTTATGGCGGCAAAGTCAAGGGCTACCGCGATGGCATGAGTGTCAGTTCAGACACGGGCCGTGGTTGTGGCGCGGCTGTTAAAGGTAAAGCATTTAGCGGAACATACTAATGCCTACTATTATGATAAGCATTATGCCTGATGGCGGCATTCCAGTAGATAAAATGTCAGATGATGATGACGGGAAGAGATGCCCTCTTCCCACTCAAGACGCTGACCTAAACGCAGAAAACCGTGAAGTTGCGATAGAAGAAGCAAACTATCGTGAGCCTAATTTCTCATCGGCTTTCCGCGCAGATGACGTATGCGGCAGTTGTTCTGCGTACAACCAGACTGAAGATATGCTTGAATGCATAGGTGATGAGTCCGGCAACACGGGCTACTGTCAGATCTGGAAGTTTGTTTGCGAGTCGGATAATACCTGTGATAGTTGGGCAGAAGGCGGTCCAATCACAAGCGATAAACAAACAAACTACAAAGATATGTTATAATGGATGTTGCAGACTTCGCAAAATATGTATATAAATTGTTAGAACAGCGTGAACAGCAGGTTGCTGACATGTTGACATCTGGTGGTGTTCAGAACTTTGAGCAGTATCAGCGGATGGTGGGAGAAGTACAGGGTCTTGTCTACGCCAAGGAAGAAATCAAATCCCTGCTGGAGAAAAATATAGACGATGGCGAAGACTTTATACGTTCCTGACCATATCGCAGCAAAAGTACAAGCTGACAAAACCCCCACCTCAGTTGAAGAGGCTTATGTAAAAGAGGACAAAAAAGTCCTTGATCCAAGCCTTCTCAAAAAACCACTAAAAGAACGCCTGCCGCAACCTACGGGTTGGAGACTTTTGGTTATGCCGTATCAAGGTAAGGCCAAGACGGACAGTGGTATTTTAATTCCCGATCAAATACGCGAAAAAGAAGCACTGGCTACTGTTGTAGCGTATGTGCTGAAACTAGGGCCGTTAGCCTATCAGGATCCAAACAAGTTTGGTGACAACCCTGAAGCATGGTGTAAAGAAGGCGAATGGGTGTGTATTGGTAGATACGCAGGATCTCGGTTCAAGATTGAAGGCGGCGAAGTTCGTATCATTAATGATGACGAAGTAATAGCCACAATTCTAGAACCTGATGATGTGAAACATGTCTGAGGAGGCACAAATGGAACAAGCGCAAGAGCTGGAGAATGACGTTGAAGTAACCTTTGACGAATCCGGCAAAAAAGTTAACACAGATAGTGATAATGATGACGGCACTCCACAGGTAGAGGCGGTTGAAGACGACTCTTCCGAAGAAGAACTGGACAGCTATAGTAAAGGCGTTCAGAAGCGCATCAAAAAACTTACTGAGAAGTATCGTTTTGCAGAACGCGACAAAGAAGAAGCCGCTCGTATAGCGGAAGTTTTGAAAAAAGAAAACGATCAACTCAAAAATAAATTAAGCAACCTTGATCAAGGCTATATTACAGAGTATGGAACTCGTCTTGAGTCCCAGAAAGCAACGGCAAAACAAGCCTATCGTGACGCTCACGATCGTGGAGATCCTGATGCTATGTATGAAGCGTCACAGGCTCTTTCAAAGATCGCAATCGAAGAAGAGCGTTACCGCATGGCAAAGCAACGGCAGGAATCACAGGCTGTTCAACAGTCAGCTCAACAAGTAGAGCAACCTGCCCAACAGGTTCAGCAACCTGCTCAACAGAAGCCTCATCCAAAGGCTGAAAAGTGGGCGGCGAAGCATGAATGGTTTGGTGAAGACGAAATTATGACCAACGCAGCATTCGTTATTGACAAGCAACTTCTTGAAGAAGGGTTTGACGGAACGAGCGATGAGTATTATAGTGAGTTAGATACCCGTCTTAGGAATCGTTTTCCTAGTGAGATGGGTGGAACCAAAAACGGGGGAAGTTCTAGGGTCGCCTCGGCTTCAACTTCCGCATCTCGCAGTAATAAACAGGGGCGCAGGACCGTCAAGTTATCACCTTCACAGGTGGCAATGGCCAAGAAACTTGGTGTTCCTCTTGAAGAATACGCCAAGTATGTAAAGGATTAATGCTATGAGTGATACAAGACAACCACGGTCAACTCAGACACGCGAAAAAACTTCGCGCCGCAAACCTTGGGCACCGCCCAGCCGACTAGAGGCTCCAGACGCTCCCGATGGATATAAGCATCGTTGGATCCGTACAGCACTCAGAGGCGATGATGACAAAATGAACGTCCACGCGAAACTTCGTGAGGGATGGGAACCAGTCAGAGCTGATGAGTACCCCGGATTTGATTTTGCCTCTATTGACGAAGGACAACATGCTGGGGTCATTGGTAACGGTGGACTTATGCTAGCCCGTATACCTGAAGAGACAGCGCAGGAAAGAACCGCATATTACCGGGGACGGACCCGCGAACAAATGGTCGCTGTTGACCAGGACTTAATGAAGGAGCAACATCCTTCGATGCCTATTACTAATGATAGGCAAAGTCGTGTAACCTTTGGAGGTCGCAAACGCGACTCCTAATTTAGATTGAAGGAGTAAACCTATGGCAAATGCTAACGGTTCTTTTGGCCTTCGTCCTATCGCAAAGTTAGGATCGAACGCTAATTCAACTGGTGCGTCTGGGTACACACTCTACGAAATTGCCAACGGCAATACTAATGCAATCTACCAAGGTTCCCCGGTCATCCCTCTGTCCACAGGTTTTATCGACATTGTGGGCGCGGCGGCTGGTGGCACTGTAGGTTTGCTTGGTGTTTTCTGGGGCTGTGAGTATGTATCTTCGACCACTGGCGAGAAAATATTCTCAAACTACTGGCCAGGATCTGGTGCGGATTCAAATCATCCGATCAAGGCTTTCGTATATGACGACCCAATGCAGTTGTTTGCAATTGCATCGGATGCGACATTAACCAGCAAGGCAACCCTGCGTGGGCATGTCTTCGCAAACGCTAACTTCTCCACAGGCGATGAAGGTTCTACCACAACTGGTATTTCCTCTGCTGCTCTGGCTGTTAGCACCATTGCTACCACTAATACGCTCAACCTGCGTATCATGGGTTGGCAAGAAGATCCTGAGAATCAGGACTTCACTGCTGCTGGTATCCCTGTAATCGTGCGTTTGAACAACCACTTCAATAGTGCCAATGGTGCTATCGCTGGTGGCACTGTTTCAACCACTGGCGTATAAGGAGGCTTAGACAATGGCTATTTCACGTCAACAATTGGCGAAAGAGCTGGAACCTGGCCTTAATGCTCTATTTGGTATGGAGTATTCACGCTACGAGAACCAGCACGCCGAAATCTTCACCACCGAATCCTCAGATAGAGCATTCGAGGAGGAGGTCATGTTATCCGGGTTCGGTGCGGCACCTACTAAATCAGAAGGTTCTGCGGTGAATTTTGATGACGCTAACGAAGCATACACTGCTCGTTACAACCATGAAACCATTGCTTTGGCATTCAGCATTACTGAAGAAGCTGTGGAAGATAATCTTTATGATCGTCTCTCCAGCCGCTACACTCGTGCTCTTGCTCGTTCAATGGCTCACACAAAGCAGGTTAAAGCTGCCTCTGTGCTTAACAACGCCTTTGACGCTACCGTAACTGGTGGTGATGGCAAAGCACTCTGCGCAACTGATCACCCGCTGACCAACGGTAGCACCTTCGCTAACGAACCAACAGTTGCTGCTGATCTGAACGAAACTTCTCTTGAAGACGCTCTGATCAACATCGCTGGTTTCGTTGACGAACGTGGTCTGAAGGTTGCTCTGCGCGGCATGAAGCTGATCGTACCTCGCCAGCTTCAGTTCGTTTCAGAACGTCTGATGGTATCCAACCTCCGCGTTGGTACTGCTGACAACGATGTAAACGCAATTCGTTCTATGGGAATGTTGCCTGACGGTTATGCCGTTAACGACTTCCTGACAGATCCTGATGCGTTCTTCATCATGACAGACGCTCCTCGTGGGTTCATCCACTTCGAGCGTGTGCCACTGTCAACACAGATGGAAGCAGACTTCGACACAGGCAACATGCGTTTCAAGGCTCGTGAGCGTTACAGCTTCGGCTTCTCTGATCCACGCGCAGTGTTTGGTTCCGAAGGTGCCTAAATAATCCACGCCCTTAGTTTCGTCTTTGGGTTGAGAGGGGCGGCTTTATAGTCGCCCTTTCTTTATTTTTATGTTAAGTTATTATTTCCTCCCCTCGACTAAAGGAGCCGTACTCGTTGCGGCTCCTTCTTTTTAATGCTATACTCTAGTATCCTGACAGCCCCATGGTGGGGCTGACACTAGCCACGACAGGAGATTGACATGGCTAATACTACCTTCCAGGGTGTAGTCCGCTCATACGGCGGCGGCGTTAAGGGTACTGTAACCCCTGGCGTTATGACCCAAACTGTTCAGTTTGCTTGTGATCCTACAGCAACTGGCGCAACCAATGTTCGCATTGGCACTTCCTCTTCCGCTGGTCAAACTTTGACCCTGCCTGCTGGTGCTATCATTCTTAGCGTCCAGACGGTTCAGGCTGCGGCTGGTGGTTCAGACCCAACCATTGATCTTGGTACTTCTGCTGACCCTGATGGTATCGCCAATGAGTTGCCC